GCTTGCGAATCTTCGCGAAGTGTCGTTTTAAAAAATCTTTTATAATCTGGACTGTCAATTAAATGTTTTGCTTTTCTACCGAATCGAACAGCGAGTTCCGTGGTGTGCGTCGTTTGAATAATTTTTAATTTTGGATTACGACCAATCATCCATGCAGGTAATAAAAAAGATGCAAATTCAGATTTAGTATGCCTTGGTGGCATATTAATAATTAATCTATTAATCTTGCCTTCTGCAAGACGATTAAACTGATCAGCAATTTTTTTATGATGTGAACCTTGTATAAAATCTGGCCACATAGATTTTACAAAAGTTAAAAAGTCTTCGTGTACTTTTTGTTCTTTTACTTTCTCATCATACTTGATTGCATACTTCATAAACTCCTTACGTGCATCCACGGGAAGTTTATTCAAGTCTATCTTACTTACATCCATATAATTAATTTAAACTATTAAATCTTTGGTTATATAATTCTAATATTCTTTTTAAATATTTTATAGGTAAATCATTTTTAGCTTTGTTAATCTTCCAAGTTACAAATATTATATTTTCTAAAGTATATGGTTTATCAGGATCTAATTTATCTATACTAATATTATTCCAATTTCTTGAGTACTTTTTTTTATTTTTAGGATTTAATCCAATGTGGGTCATTGGTTCTCCAGTTATTGCACATATTAAACCACCATATATTTTTTTATGATTTTCCCATGTTTTTAAAAATTCTTCCCAAGTAAAATAACATTTATATATATTTTCTGATTTTACATAATTGTTATTATTCTTTTTATTTTTTTCTCTATTAAAGATACCATCATATTTAGCTTTCATATATTTAATTTCATCTGAAAGTCTATTAGTTGCTAATTCTTTAAATCTTTCTTTTTTATTAATATCTAATCTTTTATAATAAGAGTCATTCATAAAATTTTTCCGTAAAATTTTTTCACCTTTGATATTTTTTTATAATGTATTTATCACGGTTGAATGTCTAAATCTAGGTCTAAAGGGTATATCTATGGGACCCCTTATATTATTAGGGGGTGTGGGGGGTCAAGGACTATCGGCATACTAGATCGCTTTGGGACCCACTGGAGGAGCGCAACAGCGCGACGACCCGAGCCGCGCAGCGGCGAGCGCGCAACCTGCCCGCGCAGCGGGCTGTGACATTTATGCAACAGTGTTACCACAATACAACACCTTGTTTATTCCCGGCCCCCGGCCCGCGAAGCGGGCACAAGAGCGAGCGCGAAGCGCGAGCACATAGAGCGGATAGCGGGCGCAGCCCGCTGTGACATTTTTGCAACAGTGTATCCACAAAGCAACAGCCGCGCAGCGGCGCACAACCTATGCGCGAGCATGCGCACAACCTACACGTGTACAACGCAGGCGCGCCTGCGACACTATGTCACATTGACATATCGCGTTCCGTTGATCTCGATTCGTGGATCGTTGATGAATATATATTTAACTATTGACTTGACTATTATTATGGGATAATCTATTATTATAAATAGAAAGGATGATTATGAAACACATAACTAAACGAGACTTATATCAGTTCAATACTGATATGGATGATATCGCGGATATGTTCCTTGATGTTATCAATGGCAAGAATAGCGCGGAGGAGATTAAAGATATAATTGATTTCGCGATCAACAAACCAACAAAGGAGGATGAGTAATGACACTAGAACAACTATCACACAACTACTTCCATAACTGGTTAAGTGGTGAGTATAACGAAGGTGAGTTTATGGGCAAAGCTTCTCACTTATCAACAATGTTTATTGACGAAGCGCGATCCTTGGGTCTTGCGCCGCATGAAGATATCATGGCTGAAGCTGAAACTTTAGAAGAAGCGGTGAACGAGAAGATATCAGATTGGAGCTGCCAGTGATTGAGTTCTTCAGAGATGCGTACGCGTTCCTCGTAACGGGGGCCGGCGTAACGCTATTAGTTGGTGCGTTGTTGTATTGGTATGCTGTGCATATTGATAGCAAGCAATATGACGACTTTGATAAGAAGTACCGCGAATCGAGAAAGGATAACAAATGATTGCTAAAGAGCACGGAGTTAAGAAGACTTGGGATGGCTACAGAACTTATGCCAATGTTCAAGATGGTAAATACTTAATACCTATCAATTGGGCCAATGGTTTATTCAAAACAAAGAAGGAAGCTAATGATTATATTAATAAATTAGCTAAAGAGAACAACTGGATTTAAGAATTAGTCGCCTCCGATTAATGCATCCTGGATCGCGGTCCAATCATCCTGGGCCGTGATCTTTGCGTCGCTAAGCGAGGTGCGTAGTTCGTTGATCGCGGAGCTTTCATAAAGTATTGCGAAGCGAGGAGCGGGGGGCTTGACTAAGATAAAGTTACGCTTTGTCATGGTCGTATGAAATAGAATCTGGTGCGGGGAAAGATGTATTTTATTACCATTTGCTACTTTAAGTTCACACATAAAAAAACCACAAGAATCATGATATCCCAATAGATCTGGAACTCCAAAGGAAGTCCAAGACTCTAGTCTTGTCCATTTAATTTTAGGTGTATTTTTCTTAACTTGTTGCCAAAATTTAGACTCTGGTTTCATCGTACCTAAACGATATTACTTGAGCGTATAACTTTAGACATTTTATGTTTTTGTGGTTCAGTAACTAGAACTAATCTGTGAGTTTCAAATGGACCTATTAACATGTTTTCCATTAATTTTATTTCTGTAATGTCGTGCAAATCTCCGTTTGGCATTTGAACTTGTATGCGTGCATTTTGTGCAACTTCTGACTTTGTCAAAAGTTTATCTAAAACCATCGCTAATGTTTTTCCATTAATCATAACACCTTTTAAAATGGGGCCCAGTATCTGAAGGTATAATCATTCATCTTCTCGTAAGCCGACCCCGATTGACTTGTACGCTAGATAACGTTATATGTCAATATTATGGGTGTCCCAAAAGAATTAACAGAACGACAAATTAAATTCGCGGAGTTATTAGTTTTTAACGAAGGTAGGAAAACTAAAACTGAATGTGCAGCAGAAGCTGGGTATGAAACAAGACCTAGACAAGCAGCTCATGAATTAACTAATCCAAAGATATCTCCATTAGTAGTTAAATACATTGGTGAATTAAGAGAGGAGATGCAAAAGAAATATGAAGTTACTTTTGAAAATCATATAGCTGAACTTGCAAAACTTAGAGAAGAATCTAGAGGTAAAGGGGCCTGGAGTGCTGCAATCAATGCAGAAGTAGCACGTGGTAAAGCTGCTGGTTTATATATAGATCAAAAAGTTATTAAGTATGGAACTTTAGATAGTTTAACTCCTATTGAATTGGAATTAAAGATGAAGCAAATATTAGATGATCACAAAGGTTTATTAGTGGAGGCTGATTTTGAAATGGTTAAAGAAGAATCAAAAGAGAATATAAAACCAGAAGAGCAAGAACAGTCAACATCTAAAGAGATTTAATTACTTTGTATTAAATTTAATCATTTTTCTTGCACGTTCAATAGTAATCTTACCATTAATTATATCAAGTAACAGATTTTCAATCTCTTCTATATTATTACTCCAACAGTATAAGTTAGGGTGTGTTATATCTTTAATTTTTATTCTTTCTACATCGGTAGAATCTAAACTTAATTTTTTAAAATATTTATGCCCATCTTTAAATTCATATCCAATAGATAAAAAAGCTTTTTTAATATCATTCATTGATTTTCTTCCAAGATATTGAAAACGATAAAAATCATATAAAGAATATTTATCTGCGAGTATATCTTCAATTATAATACCATTAACTTTAAATATACCCTTAACTCTTGGAGGTAAATTTAATTTTTCAAACGTTATATTTTCCATGTTTATATTTGTCCTTTCTATTATGTTATTTATAATACTTATTTTTTATTACATTTGCAATTGTTTAATAATAAACAACCAAAAGTTGTATTCCATGGACAATTAGAGATACTCAATTTTTTTAACCACTCCAATTGGATATACATTTCTATC